ATTTTTCTGCTCGTAATGTTTCAATAGGCATATGTTCTATTTGTGCAATTTTACTTCTATCTTTTGAGTAGATTACTTGCATAGCACATTGACCCATAAGTTTTAGATCATAACATAACTTTCTTACAATATCTTTTTTAAATAGTGTAATCATTTGTGCATACTGTTCAGGCTTTCTACTTGAATCAGTAGCACCTAGACCTTTACCATAAATTTGTTGGCTTATACCATTAATACAAGCATTGTTTGTAGGACTTCCATTGTATCTGTCTATTAAAAATTGAAAGTAATTATTATCTTCACCATAACCAACCCATTCTTGATTTGGTACTTCTGTAACTTCTGGACTTGTGTAAGTGCTTAAATTAACAAAACTAATTTCAGATTTAGAGCTTCTTACAAACTGTCCTAAACTATTTCTTTTTCTATTTTTCATATTACAATGTAATCATTATTATAAGAATTATCTGTTATGTATTGACCTTGATTAATGTCATAATATAAATTATCCATTTGGTCTATCTCTTGGTCTGTACAGAAAATCTTGTCTTTATATATATCTACAATGTTTGTTGTATCTACATTCCAAAATTCATTATATAATTCCCATAGAAAATAATTAGTATTCCAAAAATTAGGATCAGTATATAATTCTAAATCGTAAAAATGACCTTCTACAAGTACAGGACTAAATGCTTGTGAAAATGTTAAATAATTTCCTGATGTCGTAGCTCCTGNAATNTGATATGTTTTTATGACATTTGTACTATCATCCCTAACAGATAAAGTAAATTCATCGGCATAAACTCTNGGAATTACTTTAAAGTTTTGAGCAGTAGCTATGGTCTTTAATACAATCATTTTATATATAACGTAATAAATAACTTTTTTTGTAGAAATGTATATGCAAAAAAAAAGCACCCCAAAGGATGCTCTTAATTTAATATCAATAAATATTAGTTAGGTGCTATTTGTGCAGCGTTTGAAACAATCAATCCTGAATCTAAAAAGTAAGGAGCTAATTCTTCTTGTCCTTCCATTACTAAAGTAAATCCTGATAAATCACCTGCAGCAGCTCCAGAAACAACAGTTCCAGATACAAATTCCATTCCATTTTCAAGCCCACATAAGAACTGATTACCGTAGTAATCTTCAACACAAACATAAGGTCTTGCTTTAGCTATTTCTTGCAATTCAGATTGTGTTTTAGCTTCAAGGAATGTTAATGTTAAATTTAATGTTTGAGTATAAAAAGTAGTTCCATTTTCTCTTGAACTTGTTACAGTTGTTTCGAGTGAAGAATTTCCTTTTACATCAAATTGATACCAGTCAGGTTGAGTTCCTGCGATAGTTGTTACTTGCTTTGTAGTAGAATCTACAGTAACGCCAGTAATACCACCAAAATCACCAAACCAAACTGTTTTTATGCCACCAAAGGCACTTTTACAAGGTAATTTTCTCCCTGTGTTTAATGTACAAGCCATAGTTTATATTTTATTTTATAAAAAAAGGGTAAGTAAGCATATACCCACCTACCCTAGTTTTTTGGTTAATTTTATTTATTAAGAATAAAGAACAATTTCTGATCCTATTCCGTACTGAACTCCAGCAGTAAATCTCATAATAACTCTAACGTTTTTAGAACCATCAAGATCAGCCATATCAATCAATTTTACAAGATTGTAATCTGACATTAATCCAGTTCCAAAGAATAAGTTACTTCTTTGTGCAGCAAACATATAGTTACTTGGTAATCCATTAGCAACAAATATTTTTACACCATCGATAGAAAGGTTTTCACCTCCACCATACCATAGTGTTCCTTTGTTGTCAATACCATTTGCTCCAATAGAACCTACATTTTCAGTTCCAGCAACATTTGATAGAGCAGCATATCCACCTAATGCTCTTACATACGCTTTAGCAACGTTTTGAGATACATAGATAAATAAGTCATCTTTACCATAAAGAGTAGAAGGAATTGCATCTACTACTTTACCTAGTTCAGCAATTACGTTTCCTGAATTAACACCTCCACCTACAGCAGCAACGTCAATAACGTCAGCATCAGCAGCAGCTAAAGTTGTGAATCCATTAAATTCTCCAGCTTGAGCACCACCAAGATTCCCTTGCCAGATATTGTTTTCTGTTGAAGCAGATACTTGTTCTGCAACGTGAGCAATTAAGAAACTTGAAAAATCAGGAGGTAAGTTATCAAAAGCAGAATAGCCCATAGATACTGCACCCCAGTCTGATTCAAATGGTGTTTTACATAATTCAAGATTAACTTGGAATTGTTCTGGTTGAATAATTCTTTCTGTCAATGTTACTGTTCCTGCTGATGTAAAATCACAAGAATCATCTGTAATTAAACCAGAAGTAACTACTTTTTTCATAACTTCTTTAAACTTAATGTTTGGCTTAATTTCAATAGCACCTTGACTTAATGTGTTACCACTCAAAAGAGCAGCAGCAATGTACTTACCTGCAAATTCTCCAGCATAAGTAGTAGTAATAGTTGGTTGTGGCATAATTGTATTATTTTATTTATTTAATTGATTTAATATATAGTCCATTGTAGATGGCTTTCTGTTAGGAGCAATTCTAAAATGTTCTTTTTTTGCATTTCCTGATTCAGGATTATGTTTAATTGGAGCAGCAGCAGGTTGTGATAATTCTTCCTTTAATTGCTCGTTTACTTCTTCGTTAAATTCTTCTTTAACTGTTCTGGATTTAGGTTGTCTTGAAACTTCCATTTCTACTTCTTCTTCTTCCATACTTTTTTCACCCATTCTTGATTTAAGATCAGAAATAGCATCTTCAAGATTTTTAATTCTTTTTTCCATACCTTCCCAGTCTTGTACATCAGCTTCTTCATCCATTTCTTCTTCTTTGTACCCTAAATCTTCAGTTTCATCTTTAGATTCTTCTTCTTTTTGTGGAACATCATCAGATACATCTCTCATATCATCGATAATTCCTTCTTCTTTAACTACGATAAGTCTACCATCTTCTAGTAAGTATTCACCTACTGGCATTGCTACTTTTTCGTCATCAGTAAGAATAAATATTTCTTTACCTTTTTCAAATGATTCTGCTTCTACACGAGTACCATTTTCTAGTTTTTGTTCTTCAAGTTTTACTTCTATGTTTAAAAGTGTCTTGATTTGGTTTAACATTTCAGTTGATTTCATAATTATATATATAACGTGATTAATTTATTTTTTTGCATTTTCAAATTGTTCTTGATATAACCCCTATACCTTGTGCCCATAAAGAACCATCACAACATTTTACTGAATAAGTATTTTTGTCTTTACATAAACAAGCACGTCTTGATCCTTTAGGACTTGTATAACTTGGAAAAAATTCTTTTTTAGACATTTACTATTTTAAAAATCGTTTTGACCTTTTAACTTTTTCTTCTATTGATTCGTCCATTTTTTCTACCTTACCCATTAAAGAAGTTAAGTCTGTAAATCCTTTAATATCTCTAAATGCCACTCCTAATTCTTTTGCTTGTTTTTCTGCATTATCTAATATACTTGTAGCCCTACCAAAATTCCCAACTGCAGAAGAATTTAATGCGTCCTTATTTGTTTGTTCAACTGCATCTTGTGCTTTAAATAATGCTTTTAAAGCATCTGATTGTTTGAAAGATTTTTTTTCCATATCTGATAAACCTTTTTTTAAAATGCCTACCATTTTTTGGATATCTTTTACAGCATTTAACTCCACTTTTTCTAATTCAACTTTTTCTGATTTTAATTCAGTTTGAATCATACTGAATATTTTGTTTATATGCTTACTCATAGTTATTAGTTAAAATATTTTTTATTTTTTTTAATAAATCGTCTGCTTCTTTATTTTCTGATAAACCAACAGAATCTTTAGGNCGTTCCATTTTATCTGCAAAGTANCCNTCTATTGAAAACCCTTTGACTTTACCTGTTTTTACATAGTCATTCCAGACTTGTTCGTTGTTTACTTTTACAGCTCCCATCCAAGTTCCAACAGGTACGTTCATACCATACTTTCTAGACTTGTCGTGTACTTCATCTTCAACAAGCCAAGATTCTACTAAACTTAAACCACTTAATGAATGT